ACCACCACTAACGGGTATGAAATTCTTGCTCCTGATTATTGAACTGTTAGGGACTAACGCACCAGTGTTATTGTTGATTGTTCCAACTTCCCACTGCTCGTCCCACAAATTCACACCGCACCTTGTGAGGTGTGCCTCGGTGTAGCCGTTTATAGGGATAGGGTTATCGGGTGTGCCGTTCCCGCCCGTGGCGTTTATCTCGCATTTTACTTCCTGCAAAACATCAACCATGTTCGTTTCAAACGTGGCTATCTGTCCGCTTGCGGTCTCGACAACAACGCCCTCACCATCGTAAGGGTCAGCCTCAATACTCAGAATGAAATTCTTTGAGCCAATAACAACATCATTCTTGCTGATAACGATTTCGCAATTCGCCTTGCCCGAAACATCGCAATCTGCTTTTTCTGAAACGTATTCAACATAGCTTGTGTGATTCTCAATAGTTTTCGTTACCAATTCGCCATTAGTTTTCCTGATTTTGAGCGTTACTGTTTCATTACCTGCCAGAACAATATGCTTAAGAACAAACCTGATATGTCTACCGCTGTCATACTGCGAAACGTGAGCTGTCGGTGTGTATGAACCGGGAATCATGTCGAGAATTATCTGTTCCATCGTTATACTCCTTCCTCTACTTCAATATAAAAAGCTTTAGCACCTATTTCATCTATGCGTAGTTTACAATAAACTCTGCCTGCTATATCGGCAATTTCAGCAGGAATCGCTATCTCCAAATACGTTGATTCCGTATTAAGAACAGAAATAGAAGAGACATCTCCATTAGGCTTCTTATATCTCATTCTTATGGATTCTGTTCCTGTAAGTTTTTTCGCAACAAAACCATCAAACAAATCGCATCTGATAGTTCTGTTTACATCGCCTTTAGAAACATGATATACAGGCGCATCTCGTTCTGGAATAAAACTGATATAATTGCTTTCCATAATTGTCTCCTTTTGCCTTGATTATAAAGATTAACTGTTGTTTTGTGTAGGCTTTACATATCGTATTACGAGTATGCTTACTTGGCAGGACGAATCCCTCGAATTATAAAGATTTATCTTCGTCTTATCTGTTGTATTTGACTGTATCGCCATGAATCCCCAATAGACATACACTGAAGAATTGCTGTCATAATAGTATGCTTCTCCGTTCAATACGATTATATCTTCATCGTTGGTGTAGACATTCGTACTCCATGAATTAGCATTGACCGTAACAGCCGACTGAAATTCTATTGTCTTCTCATAGATAGGCGAGCCATCTATCCAATATCCAACTATCTGCTCTGTTCCACTATATACATGAGGCAATTTCACACCTGCGTCTGTATCGTTAGGCTTCATTTTCAGTTTGCCGCCGACAAACAACTGCTCGTCCTCATTGGGAAACCCGTTTACACCAAACGAATGCCTCTTTATGTCGATGAACGCAATCGGAATACCTCTGTTTACTACAGCACCATATACCGTCTGTGCAAACTCATCAGCTACAACTATTTCTACTTCCCAATCGTTCTGAAAGTTCAGCATGATACTTGTCGGCGTGTTATTCTGAACAGGACTTGCTGAAGACCAAGTCCCATTTATCAATCTATGCCTTTCGGTTATCGTCAACGTGTTTATATTCTCGACTGACGAAAATCTCGCATCTACGTTCAAAATTGTCTCTGTTTCAAATCCATTGACTCTTTCTAACGTAAACTCACAAGTAGGCTCCGACCATTCAACTACAGTAACATTCGTCACCGACGTAGCGCTGTTTCCTCTACTGTCGACAGTTGTAACAGTAGCCGGGAATACTCCATTTACATCGGGTTTCTCGAACACATGAGCATACCCGCTTTCTGCGTCAAGCACGTAATCGTTGCCGTTGATATTCAAACTATATGATACAATCGTGGCATGCTTCTGAGGCTGAGACAACGCAGTCTTGATTTCAAGCGTACTCTGTCTCTGAACTATAACTTGATCGTTGCCCGTTATATCCACAATGTCGTCATCTATATCCTTGAACGTCACTGCTCCGACCGCAGGAACAGGACTAGCATTGACAACGTTCATCACAGATGCTTTCTCGTGCGTGTACTCTGTTCCGTCCATCGTAGACTTGACTTCAAACTGTACGTTCAGCTGATTCGAGCTTGGGCAAGCAGCCAACATATTATCTATGTCCTGACTCGTCAATGAAGACGAAGTAAACTGATACTCTCCGCCTTCATCATCGATCTTTGTCCAATCCGTTGACTGAACGACATTGCTTGTGTCTGTCCACTTAATCCTCGCATACAAGTCGTTTACCAGACCCGTTCCTGCAGGATTCGTGTAAACCATCTTCGGATAGCCATTTACTCCGACTTCATCTGTAAAAACATCGGCAGACAAAACTAAAGCGTATCTGTTAATTATATCCAGCGTGTAAGTATGCGACCCCGTGCAGTTTACGGACGTCGAATATATGGCTGCCCTCACGGACATCCATGCCGACTGCGTTCCATCGGCTCTGTGGCTGACAGTCAGAGTGCCCGTCTTTTTGTATGCACCACCTCCATACAATTTGAATCGGCTTGTTGTATTGAGAACAGTCTTACTACCGATAACAACTGTTACCGGCCCCGCCCACCACCAAGTACCCGTGCCACCGCCATTGGACGTGAGAGTCCACTTGATCGTAGTAGTGTTATCGGCAATGTTCTGTGTGCCTGTCCACGACAGTTTCAAGCCTATATCGCCATCATATTTATTTGTAGTAAACGAACCGCTTAATGCCATGCTTTCTCCTTATACAAGTGCTACAAACGCTACTCCTTCATTTACAACCGTTCCACTTTCAGTAATGGCAACTGCAACCATCTTCAGCTTACCACACGCATTGATTTCTGTCTCCGCTACACACTTCTTCATGTGAAACTCATCTTTGTTTACCCAAAAAATCTTTGCTCCGCTTGCGTCAAAGCCAGCAAAGCCAACACTATTGTTCAGCAAAACATACGGTCTGTTTCCAACAGGGCCTTCGCCGTAGAACTTCAATCCGTTCTTGTCCATTTCTCCTATGACAACGTTATTCTCGTTGCGCAATTCAAAAACACCGGCTTGATTATTTTTACCGCCTATTGAGATTTTCTGACCTTCGAACATTGCAGCAGTCAAATGCTGAATGTTTACAAGGCTTGCGTCAAGTTCTCCCGTCATAATCATCGAAGCGTTTATCTTACCATCTGAAGTGATAGCAGTATCATACGTTCCGTAGTATCCTGTCGACGAATAACCGAGACCTCCTTCGTTCCATCTCCACACGTAATGCGCATGGTCAAGGTCAACGGGATCTCCTTCATCTACTTTGAAAATGACAATCTCATATGGTCTCCCGTTCAAGTCTGTCATTATAACTACGTTTCCACCTAAGCCACCTGTAATAAGTTGAGTAGCTCCGTTTATCGCCGCTTTAAGTTCGTCCTCGTTTATATAATCAGACGCAAGCAACCAATCGCTGATTTCGTACTCTTCTCCTGCAACTTTGGCATTTGCACAGTATCTGATATTTTCTCCGTCAACCCACAAATCGCCTTCATCATAAGGCGGAACAGGCTCGGACACGAATACACGCTTTTTACTGCCTACTGCACTTGCAGCGCCCGCTGCAACTTTTCCTGCGTCTTCTGCTATCGTTGTGCTTTCGGAAATGGTATCTGACAGACTTTTCTTCACATCGCCAAACTCTGTCTCAATATATCTTTCTCTCAAGCAATCCCACTTAGTTCTGATGCATTTCAGCTTCCCACTTACTCCAAGCGCCTCGTAGTAAATCGTTACTGTGTCGCAAAGGTCAACCCTGTTTACAAGTTGACCACTCTGTACGAAATCCAACGTAACGTTATTCGAAGGCACTGTCAGACTGTTCAGATTATCGGCGATATACTGTTCAGCTCTCAAGTTCAAATCTGTCGGTTCTGGCGGTGTCTGGAAGTCCTGCGTAACATCAAGCACGAGAACATTCGGCTCATCAAGCACAAGTCCTGTCGGAATTTCAGCACCAACTATGGCAGACCCTTCTTCTCCCTTGTAATAACAAAGCACGTGAGTTCGAAGATTCGAACAATCCATCTCCTGCGACAATTCAAGCAGATTCTTTCCGTAACGAATCGTTACTCCACGATCTGCTCCTGCGCTTTCCATAAAATTCACGACAAAATTATCATACTTGATTTCAGCAGTCCCAAAGACATCGAGAAACGAGCCTTCCTTTCCTGCAAAAAACGACCTAACAGACGCAGGAGTTCTTACAACAAAGTCTGCTGTTACTTCCTTCGTGGTCATCATCTTGAAGTCTTTTTGCGTGGCATTCGTGAACAAAACACAGGTACTTGCTGCATTGTTCCCGTTTCCACTAGCTAGTACGTATCCCGAGATATCGTAACTGATGTGCTTGGCATACACGGTAAACTGTCCGTTCATAGTCTTACCTATGCGGTCAATTCTGAACAATTGAGGGTCGTCTGTGAAATTCGGCTTGGCTTTGATGATTCTTCTCAAAGCAAAATCTTTTGCGTGAATACCGGACGCAGGATATTCAAGCGACAGCTCGTAAATTCCATTTCGTTCTTGTTCTACTTCGCACGAAATGCAATCAGACAAAACACCAAGACCATGATGCTGAGGAACAACAAGTCTAGGTGCTTCATCTGTCGACGTATTTCTTTCAACTGTGTCATACAATATCGGAAACATACAACACTCCTTATATAACCCAATATCTCGGCGTAATCGTTACTGACGTAATGCCACCGTCAAAACTGATGTTATTACTACCAGAATACAAAGCAGGAAAACTTCCTTCCATCAAATTATTCTTGTTCTCTGTTGATAGCCTATACACGTCTTGCTTATCGCAATCAATGTTCAAGTAGTCAACCATTCCACTCAACTCTACTGTAGTTCCTGCTATGGTCAACGTTCCTGTCCCACTGCCTTCCACATGAATCAACGGCTTGGCTATAAAGTCTGTCGGGTTAATCAGCGTTCCTCCGTTTGCTACACTTACGGGGACATTACCCGAAATCAAGTACCTTTCAGCTCTGCATCTGAACGTCACATTAAACTTACCCAAAAACGTCTTTCTGTTCTCAATGTCGAACGGACCCTTAAAATACGCAAGCCTGAAATAATTCGGCTCATAATCATCAATCAACGTCTGCCAGCCCGTCTTGTAAAGCACTTTAGCAACATCTCTTAACGGCTGTTGAACTGAGTCCTCTGTGCCGTCGCCTACGAACAACTCATATGGCTGATCGTAGGCTTCCCAAGCATCTTCCATTTCAACAACTTCGTTACTCGTGCCAGGAATCGGCGTAACAATCATTTTTCTTTCGGGTCTTATATAATGTGGAGCAGATGCTATATAAGCAGGGACAACTTCTCCACCAAACGTGATTCTTTTATCAAGCATAGACTTTCTCCTTGTTCGATATCAAATTCTGAATCTCCTGCGATACCAACTTAGCCAGAGTTCTTACGTCTTGTCCTTCAGCACCGTAAATGTTCAACACAAACGAATTGCCGCTTGCTGCAGAACCACCTTCAGCGGTAGCGTTGACAGGAACCGCTACTTCGTTCAAATTCGTTGTCATATCTGCGAGCGAATCTTTCATGCCCGCTATTGTATCAGGCAACGTATCTTCGAAACCTTCTCCGATACCCATAGCAAGGAACTTACCAATTTCATCTCGGAACAACTTTGAAGGCGAACTAATTTTGAAGAACTTTTTCAGTCCGTCAACTACTCCCTTGCCGAATCCTTTAATCTTTTCGGCAATCCACTTGGACATATTCGAGATACCGTTCCACAGACCTTTTACAACATCGCTGCCCAACGATACAACCTTGCTCGGCAGTTCTTTAATCTTGCCTAACAGATCACCAACAAACTCGCCGACTTTCTTTACTATGTTTGCAACACTATCCTTGATGAAATTGAATCCATCAACAAAAGCGGTCTTCAAATTCGTTATCCAAGTCGAAATCGTGGTCTTTATTCCGTTTATCAAATTCACAACGAAATCCTTTATCGCTTTTCCCCACGATTTAACCTTGTTCACGATTGCTTCAATTCCGTCTGCAACAATCGGTACTGCCCACTCAAAGAATCGTCCGAGCAATTCTCCAAGATTCTTGATGATATCGAGAACCGCTTTGCCCAAAATCGGTAACGAGTTCCAAATGGCAACTGCCAATGCCCCTACAATCGTCAGAACTGCGTCTAAAAGCAACTGCACATTGTCAGGGCTTGTCATTGCCTTCGCTATCTCCGCAATCAATGTGACGATAGCAGGCAGCAATACTGGCAACACCATAGCGAACGAATTGACCAACTTCGAAACAAGTTGAACAATTCCATCTATCATAGTCTTAACATTGCCTTCGTCTGACAACCAATTAGCAAGGTCAAGCAAAATCTGCGTGAACCCGTCTATAATCGATCCAGCATTATCGATAATTCCCTTCACAAACGCACCGAGCAAGTTAGCGGCGGCCTTGACTATCTCAGGCACATACTGAACAAGCATTTCGATAGCGCCTGACAACCAAGTTCCGAACGCAGAAAACGCACCCGAGAGTCCGCCTTCCTTGAACGCAAGCGTAATATCAGACAAGCCTTTCGAACCCAACTGAACAAAACTTCTCAATTGAGGTGTCAACTTATCTGAAATCGCTATCTGTGCTCCTTCCAACGCAGACTTGAACAATGTTACATCGCCCGACAAATTATCGAGTTGCGTGTTCGCCATCTTCTCGCTTGCTCCCGCAGCATTCGATATCTGCGTGCTCAAGTCCTTATATCTTTCCTGCGTGGTATTCAGCAACGCATTGACCGAAGCCATATCTGCCCTGTTGAAAATCTCACCGATGGCAGAATCCTTGGCTTCCTGACTCATATTTGCCGTGGCTTTCTGCAAATCACCGATAATGTCGATCATCGAACGCATATTGCCTTCGCTATCGTAGACTTTCACACCTAACTTCTCAAGCGATGCGGCTGCGGTATCAGTAGGCTTTGTCAGCGACATCATTATGTTTCTCAAATGAGTTCCGCCCTCTCCGCCTTTAATACCATTATCCGCAAGAACTCCAAGAATCGTTGCTAATTCTGCAGTTCCGCCTTTGATATTTCTTGCAGTAGCACCAATCGTCAAAATAGCCTGTCCCAACTGAGCAACTGAAGTGTTCGACTTGGACGAAGCCATAGCCATCTGGTCAACCATCTGCGTGGTCTGTTTAGTCGACAAACCGAGAGCAGACTGTGCGTCTGTTACCATGTCTGATGCTTCTGCGAGGTCAATATTACCTGCAGCGGCAAGATTCAAAACGTTCGGCAACATCGCCATAGACTTATCAGCATCATATCCTGCCAAAGCCATATAGTTCAAAGCGTTAGCGGCCTGTGTCGCTGAAAATGCCGTAGTAGCACCCATCTTCTGAGCAAACTCCCTCAGATTGCTGATACTATCAACAGTCGTTCCCATCGTTGCGGCTACTTGAGCCATAGACTTATCGAAGTCCATACCGGCTTTAACAGATTGCGTTCCAAAAGCGACAACCGCTGCTGATCCTGCGGCTATCGCTCCTGCGGCTATTTTTGCGGCTGACTTCAGGCCAGAACCGAAACTCGAACCTTTTTTCTCCGAGTCACTTAAACTCTTTTCGTAGGACGAGGTATCGAGGCCCAACTTAGCCATCAATTCAAATACATTCAGCATACTTTCACCTACTTAAATTTCAATCCCGCTTTTTCGAAAATGTCTTTAGCTATTTCATCGCCTGTTCTCTTTTCTTCGTTTTTGGGGTCAACAAGCTCAGAATAGCTCTTGCTTACATACTTGCTTTGCGGAGCAAGCTGTAACGAAGTTGTAACAAAAATGCGGTATGCTTCATCACGGCTAAACTCTTCTATCCGTGCTTCGACATACCGCATGAAAGGCTTTAACTCTCTACGCCCACGATATTCACCATAGGCAAGCCAAAAAAGTCTTACTCCGTCTTTTCCTGCTCCGCATATCCGAAAAAAGACTTCAAGTCCTCATTCTGTCCGATTTCATTGATAAGTTCCACAAGTCTTATGACTATGTTAAGTCCATCGACAGGTGTTTCATCTACCCTTTCAAGAATCTCAACCGCTTCATCACTGTGCAACCTTAACACTGCACTTGCTATTGCGATTTTTGACTTTCCTGACTTGATAGTCTTGGCAACTTCTTCATCAGCAAAAATGACTGAAAGCGGGTCCATCAAATCCGCCCACAGTTCTATTGCTTCGTTACCCTTATAATCGGACAATTTCTTCATACGTTACTCCTCTTCTTATGTGCCTTCTTTAACAAAGATTTCATACGGGACTTCGTCCTGTGCCGACATCGAATAGTGACCCATGAACTCGAAATTGAACTTGCCCTTTTCCTTATCAGTTGACTGAATCTTAAAACCGCCCGTGCTGAGTGCGTTCTTCAGATGGATAGCAATAAAACCTGCATTAGTACCTGTATTCTTATCGGAATAATCTCCTATCCACCAAATATCTTTGAAATCTGTGGCAATTACATCATTTCTAGGAACAATGTGAGTTGCGTCACTTGCGTCAATGTCTGCAGGTCCTGCAAGCATCTTTGCAGTTGCAGGAGTAACTGTGACAAAAGTACCACTCATCTTGACTTCGTGCTTATCAAGCTTCTTAAGCTCCTTCGTATTCTTCGGACAGTTGTCGATGTCCTCGCCAAAGTCCTTATATTCTACAGCATCTTCAAACGAAACACCGCCAGACGTAGCGCCTATAAGATTACCAACTTCTGCGGTAGTAGGATCGAAACTGTCAACAAGAATACCTGCGTTAAGCTGAATATTCTCAAAAGCAGTAGTCGGAATTCTTGTATATTCCATTTTTCTTTCTCCTTTGCTTTAATCTAAAAATTCGACGACAACATTCAAAACAATACGTCTTATGCTGTCATCATTTTGTTCTGCCATTCTCTGTGCCCAAGGCGTACCTTTCTGAAGCCACATAACTCCGCCGTCATACTTGATCGTTCTTCCGCCTCTTGTAATATAATCTGCAATCTCCTGCTCTTTCGCAGTAATTGCAGACCAACTACTATCACGATACCACAAAGACGCACTTTGCGGTAGCTGATTACCCAAGCTGTCAGAACTTGCTTCGTAGGTTACATACGGCGGTTCTGCGTTATCCGGAACCGAATTCTCATCATAAGCAGGCAAGCTGAAGCTTCTCCAAAAAGTCTGTAATGCTTTCATCTTATCCATTTGTCAACTTCCACTCCTCTGCTTGGTACTGTCTCATATCAAGCATGGCGCTCTGCGGTGTTTTATTATCGTCAGAATTCGATACCAATCTGAATATCTTTCCATCACGTGTTCTTTTCAGAACTGTATGATAGTCAAGTTCAACAGACTTTTTCACAGTCAACGTGTATGCTGCGGTAACTCCCATGGCTTGAGCAACTTTCATTTGGGCACTGCTATCAAAAGACATTGCTCCTTTGATTGTCGCTCCTGGCACCCAAACTTCTGTTGTTCCACCATAGTCATCATCTACAACAGACTTGTTCATGACAACGAAGTTTTCATAAGCGTCTTCGAGTAAACTCATAACTCACGAATTCTCCTATATCTGTTCAGTCTGCTTGCATACTGCTTCTGCCAAGTAGGAACCGACGATCCCGCACCTGAACTTCCTACTCCCTTTGAATACGAATATCCGCCAAAGCTTTCGCTTTGAAACGGACTCATATTGACACTATTCACAGACCCATTCTTTTCTTGCCAAGCCTCGATTTCGTTTGCAAGCAAAATAAATTCAGTCGGTACGGACATTATCCAAATAGCTCCATGAAACTTTTCATCAATTAAAAGCGAGTGTTCAAGTTCAAAAACTCTATGAACTCCATCATTCAGCCTACTTCCTACGATGCGAAAATAGTCAGTTGGAAAATCGAGAGCAGGCGAGATTGTGCCATTAGAAATCTCCCAATCACCAATGTGAATGTCTCCGTCTTTTACGAAATAATTTCTAATTTCAGCACAAATCTCGCCTATCATCTCAATCCTCTTTCTGTTCAGCCTTTTCGGCTTTGCCCTCTGACTTCTTGGATTTCTTCTTCTCCACTTCTGCAACCTCTTCAATAAGCGGTCCCCTCTGTGAAGTCGGTGTCATTAACTGTTCTGCTCTGTCTGTCGTAACAGTGCCCGACTTCGGATAGGTATCACCTGCCTTATAGCAGATGCCTGTCCGAATATCCTTAAAATCCACAATAGCCTTGTAAGCCATAACAGTACTCCTTTGCATCAACCGAGCGACTTAATCCTTGCGATCGGAATAGCCTTTGTCGGATAGTATGTCGGGTTAGTTGTATCGTTATCCTTGACGAGTGCCCAGCTAGCTGCTTTCTTAAGGTCAGATGCCATAGGCGAAATCTTTGTCGTATCGACATAAGAGAAACCTACAGGGGCAAGCAGATGGCGCTGACGAGTAATGAGCATATCGACACCACCGTCTGTCTTTGCGTCTCTTGCTGTCTCGTTAGGGACCTTTGCTCCGCAGTCGCAGTAATCAATAGCACCCTGTCCAAGAATATAAGTCGTATAAACAGGGTCAGAACCGGACGTATCAACAAGGTCGTCATCGATAAGAACAGTCTTTCCGTTCCAAGATGCGAGATTTGTCGGCTTCTGAATTCCGTTAGCGTCTGTCTGCTTCCAATACTCGAGTAACTGCTGATTCTCAAGGTTTGTCGCAACCTGTGAATGCATGATTGCAAGCGAGAAAATGTTCTTGTTCGCACCTGCAGCCTTCTGAATAGCGTTATTCAGAGTAGCAGGACCTACAACATTAGTAGTATCTGCTGTAATATCAAGCGTATGCTTTGTGTTGAAGCCATCGTCTGTAACTCCGAAGATACCCTCGAGAACTGCAAGCAGGTCTGTCTCGTCTACATCGTCCCAATAGGTAGCAACCTGAGCGGCAATATCCTCCATGAAGTTCTTGCCTGTGATATCTGTCGTAAAGTCCTTCTCTTCCCAAGCCTTTGCACGGCCGAAAACGATCATGGACTGCAGATAGGTGCCAAGACCTGTCGCTGTGATATTCGTAGCACCATCATAGTTGAGAACAGCTCCACCGATTCTACCAACGATAGGTACGTTGATATAGTTACCACCAACCTGGTCAACAAGCAGACTCTTGAGGTCTGTTCTGTTACGAAGAACGCCACTCGTAAGAAGTGCGTTCTGCTTTACTCTAGGAATTGTAGACAGATACTTCTGAAATACTTCGGGATTCCAATACTTTGCATTAAAAACTGAAGGCATAATCTTTCTCCTTTACTTTAACCACGCCTTTACTTCTTCGGCGTTTGGATTTTCATTGGCGTAAGCCATCTTGTCTGCAAGGGACATTTTCTCGAACGTCTCTCCGCCATTGCTTGCAGGCGGGTTCGGGGTTTTTGCTCCCTGCTTGCTTTCTGTTACTTTGAAGTCACTCCAATCAGTTAAAATCGCATCGGTTAAATCCTTTTCGTTGGCAATCTTGCCTTCCTTCATTTCAACCTTGTCGAAGTCTGTCACACGTACAATTGCTTCATGATACTTTTCGGGAATTCCGGACTTGCTAAGAAGCTCTTTATAAGCTTTCGTCTTATTTTCCTTAACGTCTTTAGCATCGATTTCAGCTTTGAAATCGTTGTACTCTTTCTTAAGGTCATTCAACTTCTGCTCTGTTTCCTGTGCTTCCTCGAGTTTCGCATTTGCTTTTGCAAGTTCTTTCTCAACACTTGCCAGCCTCTTTACTTCGGCGTTGGCTTTGTCGAGTTCTTCCTGTAACTTGTCTCTTGTATCCGTCAATCCGTTGATCGTGTCACGATGAGCTTCAATTATCTGCTCTATCTGTGCGTCTTCGAGACCCATTGCCTTTAACATCTTGTTCGTGAGTGCCATACTAACTGCTCCTTTTTCTCGGTGTCATTTTTTTCGACATTAGCTTTTCGGAAAACATTCCATTTTATCGGCTGTTTTTCAACTTTCATTGTAAACAATCAAAAAAAGAGTGTCAATATTTCTAAAATTTTCTATTTCTTCCAAAAATAAAAAATCTATTTTGAAAAAGTCTCTTTGTTAGATTTTAGATATTTTTTTATTATTTATTAGAAAAGTTTATTGTATCTGTTATTTATGTTATTTTTCGGTTACATATGAGGGCTTCCAGGCGTTTTATTATATTTGTTATGATGAAGTGTTTATAAGAGATACCATAAATCCCTCGTACTCGTCCATATATTGTGTTTTCTGTTGTTTCCCTAGTCTTTCTCGTCTATATATTGTGGTTTCATAGCGGTAAACCAAGTTTAGTATTATTAAATTAGTAAAAACTTGATAAAAAAAGTAAAAAACTTTTCCAAAAAAGATGCTACATTTTGGCCCGTTATAAAATTCTTTCTATATATATTTTTCTCCTATATACTTTTTTATATTACCCTAAAATCTTACATAAAAAAATATAAAAAATAAATGAGAAATAGCCGAAAGTCCTTATTTTATTGACTCTCGGCTACTCGTCTGAAAAATTTTCTGTGTAGAATCCTACACACCTGATTTGAGCGCTGCTTCCAAAATCTTCTTGTAATGGTCTCCGTGCTTTGCCATTGCGTCCCTCAAAAAATGTTTCTTACCGCTCGTATGCTTGTAATTTCCATACTCCTGATAAACGGCGTACTCCACGTTCGTTCCGATATACACCGTACCGCTTTCGGGTTTCGCTTTCGGTTTGTCGTCTCCCGCCTTTTTCGCTTCGTCCTTGTTTCCTGTTCCTCCCGAAGTAGCCCAAGCGATCGAGTTGTGCAGTCGGCCCGTGTCAACAGGACATTCTTTCTTGGCATAATCTTCGGCTTCCGCTCCGATTGCCTTCATTGCTTTTTCTACCTGCTCATGCATGGTTTTGAGGACTATTCCAGAATTGTCTATCAACTGCGTAGTAACCAACTTAGCCATTTTCCTTTTTCCTCCTTTCTTTTTCTTCCCGCATTTGCTTGTCGTGAATCGTTTCGTCCCTCTCGTAATCGATGGGCACAACTGATCCGTCCGCTTTTCTGAATCCGAAAATATGCGTTCCCATAGTACAACGACAATTCCATACTTCTTCGGGTGGCCCTCCGATGCCGGGCGCAGAACAACCATTCGAGAAATTTTCGTTGATATCGACTTCTTCTCCATCGATTTCCAAATGCGTTTCTCTTGTTCTTCCGTCAGCCGTTGCTATCCATTCTTTCTTTTGGACTATGCCTTCAGCGTCAAGTTTCCTATACGAGTCAAGTCTACCACCATTTTCTGCAGCCGTAACCATAGTTCTGGCGTTCCGTACCGCACTGTCCTTGTTTTTGCCTATCACTTCTCCAAGGCTTTTGGCTATCTTGCCCACACTGTCACCGTTCATTATTCCCTGTAACAGTTTGCTTCCCATAACCTTTTCGTTCCACAATTGGTCTTTCGGGATACTTATCTTCTTTTTGGGCAATTTAACCTTACCCTCTTTACGAAGTTTTTCGACAACGTCTTCGTTCACGATGGTAAACGAGTATTCTTTCTGTCTCGATTTCTTCTTAGCCATTGACCTTTATACCCACCTGCTTGCAATCTTCTGCGACCTGATTGTAATTGTCCACATACACTTCCGTCATTTGAGCGTTCACGACATCGATGGCTTTCTGATTGACCTCTGACAAAACCGCAACAAATTTCCTGACTATGGCATTGTACTTCTTTGATTTTCTTGTGAGTCTGTCCACTTTACTCGTATATATGCTCTTCAACTCGGCTTTTTTATCGTCTTGGTCTTCCGACAGGTATTTCTTGTAGTCCGCAAGGGTTTCCCTCTGTACGAACTTCATATAGGCTTTGTACTCCTTCTCAATTGCAATCAAGGCAGGATACGTTGCGTATATCCTGCCTATCTCGCTTTCCATTTTACTAAGCCGTTTGTCAGTCCGAATCCTTGCTTTGTCCGTCAACTTCCGCCTTAATTTTGCCATATTCTTCCTCACTCAAATCATCGATCATCGAGGTAATCAGTTCGTTTCTGTCCATTTCAATCCATTCGAGCAACTTCATGCGGACAAGGTCTGCGTATGTCTTGACCTTTCTGACTTCGTCCGGTCTTCCGTCTGTGTATTCCATGACATACTCTTCCTTCATGTCTTCTGGCAATTCATGATTCAGATAGTGCGCAAAGTAACCGTCTCCCATCTGTAACCCGAACATTTCATTGTCAAAGAAATTGTCAACGACCATTTCGACTGCCCAATCGAATCCTCGTAGGAACAACTTGTCCTTTTCACCCACATACTTCTGATTATATGTCGTATCCCGTCTGCAATCTGCGAAATAACTCATTTTTCTGCATTCTCCTTTTTCTTGTCCTTCTTTTCGGGTTCTTCCTTTTCGGATTCTTCGTCTTTTACTTCTTCACCCTTGTCTTCACCATCGTCCTGTTCTTCGCCTTCGGGGTTGGATTCTTCTCCGCCATCGTCATCGTTGTTTTCGTCCTCAAACCTTTCAGCTTCTTCCTTGTCCTTCCGTTCCAGTATTTCATCGATCTCGTCAATGTTCAAGAACGGCAAATGCTTCAGAATTGTCTCATCGTCAAGATACTGTGCTGCCGCAAGTACCATATTCGAGATTTCGGGCATGTTAGTCGTCTTCCTTCTATGATAGGTCGGTGAATCATCGATGCCTACCAACTTAAGCAAAGCCTTAATACATTCTGTTACGCAATATTCGTACCCGTCGCATTTCAGCTCCAAGTTCTGATACGAGGTATCAATAGCTGTAGCCGTAATGTTTCCTGCAGACAACTTGTCTGTATCTAACGCCATTGCGTCTCTGTAAAGACTGTCACGAATGTCTGCAAGTCCTGCCTGTCTAGCCTGATACGGCAATTCCATCGTGTGTGCTTCCGCATGAGCTCCTTCTTCTTCTACTGTTGCTGCATGAACACGTTTTATCTGTTCCAGGAACTTCTTCAAATCTATCTCGTCCATACCACCGGCATTGTTGATTATCCAATAAATCTGCGATGCGTCATCAAGGTCATTGGCGAAACCCGACTGTATCAAGTCGTATCCATCTATCTTGGAACGAAGACCTGTCAATTCTGACTGATGTTCCCTATTTGCCCATAGCGGAACAATCGGGAAACTCGGGTAGTTTTCACCGTCCCTAATTTCCACACCGTCCTTGATGGATTCTTTTACGATCTGCGTATATGCCTTCTTGGGTACTAGGACTTCTCCCTCTTTATCTTCTTTCCAAATGAACTCTGTGTATCCGTCTTCCTCATACAGCGTTGCCCTTAACGGCTTGGCTGAGTCTATCTGCCAAAACCTTATACCTGCATGCAAAGCACCGTCTTCTGTGCCTATTAGCGGAACGAACTCTGTAGCTTTGAAAACGTCAACGTGGTCAAGGTTAAAAAAACAAAAGCTTACTCCTCCCCACAAAGCGTATTCGCCCGCCTGATACATCGATGTATCGAAATCGTCTCCACCGAGTTTGTCTTTGGTGCTTTCTTTGTTGAACGTGATTCCGTTCCCTAACAAAAACGAATTTTCTTGTTTGACAAAAATCGGGAAAAACGCATTACAGAACTTGTAATTGGCAGAATAATTATCGGGAACGGCCTCTCCCGACAATGTATAAAGCAACTTCTGATACTTAATAATCGTGACGTTCCTTTTCTTGAAATACTCATGTGCAATGCAAGCTTCGTCGTATAACTGACTTGCCTTGTACTCGTTGATGGCATCAAGCACAAACTCAGCAGTAGGTCCCGAGCTCAACAGGTCTTCGTAATACTTCATCTTCAAATCTCCTTATCGTTTACTGAATCGTCTATACCAACGGCTATCCTTACGCCGGCCTTCTTGTAAAGCCTCATTGCTAAACAAGCAGCTGAATCTGCACAGTCATCGTGTTCAGCGTCTTCCGTATAGTCCAAAATCTGACTTATATACTCTTCGTCTGTACCTTCTACGAATATAACATTTTCCCATATAGCTTTCAAATACGTACTAATCTTGACGAACTTGTTCATTCCTTCGTGATACGTGACCATTCTCATGCCGTACTTTCTCTTGAGGTCACGAGCCACAAAACCTTTGTCTGCGTTGGTTTCTGTCCAACATTTACCCAAATCAAGCCTTTCGTATTCGTGGAACAACTGCTGATAACAGCTTTCGATATGCTTCTGCCAGCATTTTCCGTAGATATAGAACTTGCCGTCCTTATATGCCATTGCCGTAAACGCCGTGTAATCCTCTCCACCATATGCACTGTCTATGTGACAAAAAGCTCCAATGACGTTATTTATCGATGCCCCGACCGGTCTTTCTGTAAACAGTACGTTTTCATCGGCTATGTGCTTCAATTCGTAGTTGGCTGCAAACAACGAAGGCGTAAGCTGTCTTCTCTTTTCTGCGATTTCTTCTTCAGACATCAGCCCTGTTTCGTAGCAAGTATACGTCTTCGGCGAGGGCATAATCTTAAACGCATCTTCTTTATGCCACGGCGTACCACTGTTAAAAATCCTACCTGTCGGATTGATAATGTTTTTCAACTCGTAATACGAATTGATCGTGGCATCACGTTCCGCCCTGCTTATTCTGTCTTCCAAAGTAACAATATCGTCCGTGAAAATTCTGTCGTAATGCTGACCTGTCATAGACGACTTAAAACCCGAGGCGCATAACTGCGATGTTCCTCTCGGGTCGTTTGGCAGATTTGTCGTAATCTCGTTGGCTGAATCCTTCAGTATCTTCAAATCCACTCCCCACAATGCTTTTACAATCCGCTTTGTAACATCATGCTTTAGCATTTTACTGACCTGTCGAATAATCTCTTTTACAGCTGAGTCTGTCTTTCTAAAGAACTTCGTCTTTTCGTTCGGAAACAAAATAATAATCAGCACGAGAGCAATCGAAACACACGTTGTCTTATACGAGCCACGATGTGCTTGGAGCGTTTCGTCTTTTTCTCCAAACACCATGTCGATAATCCATTCGTTATTCAGCTTGGTCAACTTCGAAAACCCGAGTGCCTTACCAAACAGGTACGGCTGTGTCTTCAAAAGCTTGACAAGTTCTTTTTTCCTCTCGTAACTTGCCTTGTTCATTTCTTCTCCAACAAGTCATTGATAACAGCTCTTGCGTCATCGTCAACAGATTCTATTGCATGCTCTGTTACGTCCCTCCACAAGTCTGGTCTTCTATTCTTGAGCCAAAAGATACAAGCAGTTGTATCGGGTGCAATTTCACGTTCTAGAATTTCAACCCTAGCCGGAGTCGTCTCCCCCGTCTTACTTGTCTGAACGATTGTCTTCTTTTCTGTTATTTTCAAACCTACAGCCCGCTTGTACAACGACAATTCCACTTGCAAGTCTGAATATTCCCTGCCCTTTTTTATGGCGTCCGAAAACTCCTCGTATTCGTTCATCCACTTATGAATAGTCGACTTCGTAACATTCATCTGCTCGGCTAATTCTTTAATCGTACAGCCTCTTAGCATCAGACTTCTTGCCCACGGCGCATGATACATCGGGTTGTACTTAGTCGGTCTTGCCATACTTACTCTCCCTTCTTATTTTCCTCTGAAATCAGACTGAAAATCTCCCACGCATTCTTTATTTTACCCTCGTTCATTGCCTTTTTGACCATGTCTTGAATTACAACTGCGTCCTTTTTTGGAATGATACCTCGTCCGAAAACAGATGCTATCGTCGAATAGTCCTTCATATCATCTCCGACATCTCCGTAATCCTCAAGCGTTTTCTTGATCATCGCATGAACAACCGCCCCGATATTTCTGACATTTTCCACATCACCTGCTTTAGAAATGGCATTGACCATATTCTCAAACTCTTCTATCGGAACAAAGCCTGTCAAATCAGCTGCGTTTACGGCCTTCTTCAATCTTTCAAGGTCTTCTACCATATGCGGTAAAAACATAAACTGAATTGTCTTCCACTCGAAATCGACCTTCGGGACTGATGCCTTTTCTACTTCGGACATAACATTGTTAAAGAAATCTTCAGTCAGCGCTGTTTCGAGCATATCATCAACGTCCGTTATGATATCCGAAATCTGCTTCAGTATCTTTTGGTCATCTGTTCCTTCGATCGAGTTATGAGCAATCTGCTTGGCAGCGATTGCAGACCTTGACAGACCGGACTTATCAAGCAAAATATGAATCTGCTTCAGCCCTGCCAGCTTAGCAGCCCTTACTCTATGATGCCCCGACACAATCTCAATACCCTTGTCTGTCTTGGCACAATACGGCAACTGCTCAAGTTCGCCTCTTTTCTTTATATTCGACACAAGCTGTTTGAACTTTGCGTCTTCCATGATTCTTGCGTTCAGTTCCTGTTCGATCAAATCCTCCACATCGACTTCAGCAATGCAGATGCCGTCATTCATTTCACTTACTACTCTATAGCTCATAAAACTTCTCCTCCGTTAAACGTTTTGATTTTCGACATGTCGATATCGTTAAATTCCATTTTCATCGTTTGCCGTTTAGCCGCTTCCTTTTCTATTGCGTCCAAATTTCCCGCCGCAAACGAGATTTTCACGTCTCCGTTCTGTACAGGCGTATACCCGAACACTCCCATCAGATAGCCATCTCCTATAACTCCGTATCCCTTTATCCCTTCGTTGGCATGACCGATTATCTGTCTGTAATACGCAATCTGCTTGGCATTCATCGGAATTACAACACATTCTTTCGGCACAAAATCTTTCGGGGCAACGAGATATTTTCCAAACTCTACTTCCACTTCTTTTCTTGCTATCGACAGTCCCATTATTCGTTCCACTTCGTCTGGTCTGTTTGATACGACATATGCGTTATACCCTATTCTTCCTGCCGGTCTTGCGTACAACGCCTTCCTTGTCGGGTGCCCCGCTTCAGCGTCCTCAACAAGCAAAAAAAGGCATTTAGCCTTTTCAACGTATTTCATCAGTTCTTCATATCCATCTCTTGCGTCGAACATTTGGTACTTTGGCTCGTTCCAAGTTACCGCATCAGTCAACGGCTTGTAATACTTTTCATACCCGCCTTTGTATCCTGGCGCATTGCAAACAACGATTGTCTTTTCGTCGTTGAACACAGCGTCTATGTGGTCAAACATGTCCATATCCACATACGAGAAGTTCGGCAGTTCTTTCTTCATTGCGTCAAGCTGATTCTTCAAGTTTTTCTTGATTTCTTCTCCACGCTTGTCGTAATCAATGAGCATGTTTTCACCATAAGCGTTTCCCGCATCGCTCATCAACTGCTTTCTTTTCAGAAGATACAACACTTCAATCGGGTCTGACATGACTTCTCCCGTTTCCGTTGACGTAATAGCCATGTCATCTATCCCACGTCCTTCTGCATACCTTCCGAGAATTCCCGAAAAAATCGTAATATCACTAGCTTCTATCGACTTAAAGCCGAGTTTGGCAGCTACCCTCGAAATCGGCATCTGCCCTGCACACGGCTCCACAACACGTTCGTATCCTGCTTCCTTCGCACAACGCATTACGCCCGACACATACTCGAGGTCTTGCCGCAGAATTCCACCAATGAAAAAGTCAGACGGATTGTTAAAAAACGGCATTAACCATTCTCCTCCTTTTTCTTTTCCTCTTCTTCTTTTGCTTTCTCGATTTCACGTAAAGCTATTTCCGTCAAAAGCGATACAACAGTTCCGATGCTCTTTACATTTTTCGTTCTTCCATACTTCAACATGGCATTACAAAACTTCTCGTACACATCAGCATCAACAACGCCTACCATGTCGGCTTTCGAGTCAACTGCTTTTGCTACCATGTCGAATTCACTCAGCTGTTTCGGCAGAAACGTCAGATTAACGATACGCCAATCGAACGCTAACTGCGGAATATTGATTGTCTGTGCTTCTGCGTTGATCGAGTTGAGCATTTCTTCTGGCAGACCTGACGCAATCATGTCATCAACTTCCTGCATCTGCTTGACCAACTGCGTCAAGATTTCGTTGTCCGCCTTACCCACAAGCTCATTATGAGCGATCTGCTTTGAAATAATCTGCGACTTAGTCAGCCTGTTGGTTTCGACTAATGCGAAGATTGTCTTCATACCGGCTTCGTTTGCAGCTCTTACCCTGTGGTGTCCCGAGATTATTCTGAACGTCCCGTCATCTTCGTGATAGATATACGGCAGGGACTCCAAAGCGCCTCTGTCCTTGATGTTCGAAGTCAGAATCTTCATTCTTCTGTCGTCCATTACTTGAGCATTTATATCCTGCTCTTTAATGCTTGTGACGTTCAGCTTCCATACCTCGATACCATTCTCTAAAACGGCCACTCTTTCATTTTCTTGCATTTTTGTACCTCTCTTCCTTTTCTACAAACAGTCTTAATGCTGTCTTTTCATCATTGTCGTTTAACTCCGTCTGATACACCAAAGCGTTCAGATTGTCCGCCATCTTCTTCTTGGACTTGATTTTCATCAGCCCTCTCAATCCCTTGACTTCGGGGAAACGAGAATACTCAACAGTACACAGCGAATCAGCCACTGTCGTGTAGAAAATCTGCTGCGTGTTCTTTCCTTTCGACATGGCATTGTTTATTATCTTCTTGCTCTTAGCCAACTCCACAAGCAACCTTGCCAGCCTGCAAGTCTTATTCGGCGCAGGTACTGCATACGAAAGAATAATCGTGCTGTTCTCTGAATCGTTATATGGCTTGATAATCGCATTCAAGTCCAAACCGATAAAACCCGCTATGTAGCCATCGATCAAGACGCACAGATGCACCGATACACTTTTTCCCGTGATTCGATGCAACCAAAGCCTTCTGTAATACTCCGCAACCGAGTTGTCTTCCACAAACACATCAATCCTCGAGTCTGCTTTTATCGGTGCGTCATACGGCAAAATCGGATACTTCGACTTGATTCTCTTTACACCCGTCGCTGTTTCCTGCTTCTTCCCCATAATCTCTTCCACAAGCTCTGGCTTGTTCGTGTTCCAGTAAACATTCTGCGTCAATGAGAGGTATCTGGCGCTAACCGGAGTTTTCGATGAAGAGTGCCCTTTGTCAGCTTGTTGTAGGAACATCAATAGCGCCGTCTTATCACGTGATTTTTCGAGTAATTTCGGGCAATCTCTCGCCCCGTCCCATACCTCGTACGGATAGTCGTCCCCTATCCACGTAATAACTCCGTCTGTATCGAAGAACTTCTCGAATGCTCCCTTGTACGTCGGCGGATTTGAGCAGATGAACGTCTTTTCGCTGTTCTGTTCTTTCTCATAGGCTTCCCATATATACAACCTCTCAAAGTGCAGACCATGCAACACATCGTCCATCTTTCTGACTCGTTCATCTATAGCGAGTATGTGTTTCTCTCTGAACTCCTCCATATCGTTTACCAGAAATCTGAAGTAATCTATATGTTCCGCTTTTTTAAGTCTCGCAAGCGCCTGTTCGAAGATTAAAATAGCGGCATTTTCCACATTGTCTTTCCCGTTCAGTTCAATCAACTCTCCGTTTTTCTTTACCTGAAGCTCCACAACGTCTTTTCCCGAGAACGTGTATCCGAGAATATTCGAGAACAACGATATATCGTAACAATATATCTGTTCCGGCTTGAATCCTTCCGCTGCAACTATCAACGGCATTACGAACGCCCCGCAATACAGCTCCACATACTTCTCGTATCCATGGCTTTTCAGCTTAGGCGCAAGCTCTTTGATATACTTACGATCTAGCGTGTCGTACGTGTTCAGAAATAAAATATTCGGACTGTTAAACCCTGCCATACTCAACTTCTCCTCTTCGATATAAAAAAAGGGAGCGCTTAACCGCTCCCCTTCCGCTGTGGTCCGCCGTCAAAGATTCGAACTCCGAACTTTACCTACGAGAAATAATGTTTTATCCATTAAACTAACGGCGGTTTCTTGTCTTCTATAATATCATAGATTGACATTTGTTCAAGCGGTTTCTCGTCACTTTCTGCGCTTTTTTCATCGTTTTCGACGTTTTTTGCTTCGTTTTCTTTCGTTTTCGTGCAATTTTCGCCGTATTCTGCGATCATTACGTTCGTTTTTTCAAACAGCCAATTTGCAAAATCACGTCTGTGACAATCGTTCGGATTCTTTTCGTGGCATAACAGGACAGCGTTCTTATGCCCATGCACCAAACTTGCCAACTCTGCTCGTATCCTGTCGACTCCGATTCTTTCCAGCTTTTCCCTGTAACGTCTGATGTATTCTTCGTCCGACAAATCTTTGCCAAAAATCCCATACGGCTTCAGCAACTTGCAATCAACTATCTGATACGGAACGCTATACTTAGGATTGCCGCACGAAATGCTGATATACACACAGTCTTCAATCTCGAGCATTTTTCTGTTTGCGAAATAACACGTATAAAACATCTTCAGTCTTCTTTCCTTAAAATTCTACTTCTCCCGTATAGTTCTTGTTTACGAGACAGCTGTTTATAGCTTTACACGAATGGCATTTGATTTCAACCAGGCAGTCGTTCTTGTTCGTGTTCTTCAAAACCTTTCCCAACTTATGACCGCAACGACCGCATCTAATCCAACGATCTGTACTTACTAAAACATTATTTCTTCTCATTCAGAAACACCTCCTTCAACTTCTCTTTATCATAACCATCGTCGATAAAGCTTGCACAAGATACGTAAAACGAATTACTTCCAAACATTCCTTTCGCTATCTCCTGCAACGTCTCATTGTCATAATCATATCCCAACGCATGACCTCTTCCACTTCCTACATTTCTTGTAATCGGAGACTTTCCCTGCCAATCGAACCCGATTACTCTAAAGAACGCAGGGTGCGTCAGCGGAAAACTGATTCTTTTCAAATCTATCGGCTTATCGCTCGACTTAACTTTCACGCATAGGAAATCTGCGGTCTGCCCATCTCCATATCCGCCTACGTACGTCTGAAGAGCAAACAGATTAAATCTGTATCCTCGCTTTTCCAACTCGATGATGGTTCCAAGCAACGCCTTTCCGGCCTTGATGAAATCTTCTGGCTCCGTTCCACATCTTGCGGTCATATCATAATACACGTCCAAGACTTTCGACTTGATGGGCGACATTCTCATATTCACCATGCAGTTCGGAACTCCCTTCAAAGCCAACGGTACTACCGGCAGGAAACCTTCAATGCTATTCGTGAACTTGAATCTTGCTCCCTCTTTTGGAGCTACCTTCAACTCTCCCTTCAAATCTTCCACTGTCGGCTGATACCCTATCTTCAGCAAATCGAGCGCTTCGTCGTAACTGTCAACTCCATGAAAGCTCTTGTGAATGCTTTCGCCCTTCATATTGTATATTCTGATTCTGTTCTGTCTGTTCCTGCAATCTTCAACGACTTCTTCAGCTGACGTATAAATTTCAGCTCTTGCGTCTATCTTGTACTCTTTCCTTATTTCTATCTTCTTATCTTTTCTGATAGCCATCGCTCAGTACCTCCTCACATCTTACCTGCAAGCTCTTTCAAAGCTGTTTTGTACTCTGTCTCTTTCAACTCGTTCGTGATGATGTTCAAATCGTCTCTTTCGAGGTCTTTTACGAGACAAGTCTTCAGCGCTTCTTTCAATTCCATAATCTGAGCCATCTTTGCGAGTCTGCTGATTGCTCTGTACGATACGATAACGTTCACACCAACCTTCTTGCTTGCCTTTCTAAACTCCCTGCAGAAGTTGGCAATCTCTATATTACCACCTGCACACTTGTTTTCTATCTCTGTCGAATAATCAATCTGAACAACCGCAAATCTATCGAGCGATGCCGCATCAAGCTGATTTCTGCCAACGTACTCATAATCTGCACCGTGGCCTGTCGTGTTGCCTGCGGCAATAACTCTGAAGTCCGGGTGCGCTTCCTTGTAGCCTATCGGTGCAGGGAAATCAAAGTAACGATTGGCAATCGCTGCATTCAGAATTACGAGGACTTCGGGGATACTTGCGTCCATCTCGTCTAACATGAAAACTCCACCTTCTGTGAACGCCTTGTAAAACTGCGTCGGCTGATAGTTGCCCATCGCATCTGTGAAACCGGTCAGCTTGTACTCCTGCGTGACTGCGTTGCTGAAGTAGAACTTCAAACCGAGAGCTTGCGCTACCTGCTTGCAGATGAAATTCTTTCCTGAACCAGCAGGCCCTGTAAGGAACACAGGCTCATCGTTTGCAACGAACTTAAGAACTGTGTCGAACTTCTCGTGCAACGTACTGCCTTCGACCTTGTGAGGCGTTCCGTCGACCACCGTGGTAATCTTCCTCTCGATCGAACCGTACTCGTTTCTGATGAAATTTCTGACTTCGTCCTCAACGCTTCCCATGATTGCCGCTTCAATCTTCTCAGCCTGCGTCTTAGCGATAAGACTTGCTACTGCGTTCTCGAGAATGTTCAAGCTGGCACCGACGTTTTCTTCTGTCGTTCTGACAACACCCTTCGGGATTTCGATAGCTTCCAAGCACTCCTCAAACCTTGAAACGAAATCTCCTTCGCTTGCGTGCTCTGCTACCCACTTTCTGATGTGATTCTTAACTACTACGGGGTCTCCGCCGATTCTTTCGAGACAAGTGAAAACTGTCTCCTGATTTATCTGTGCTGTCGGTCCAATCGAGCAGCCTGCCTGCACGTTGTAGAACCTAATCAACATCTTTGCTGTCTCTGAATTTCTTTCCATTTTTCTGTCCTCCTACGGAATCTTATTTTCGGCTTGTCATCTTCAGCGAGTAGGTTGCCGTCCTCTCTCGGACTCCCTTTCGGGAGTTTCGACTTACAATTCAACTGCTTCTACTACAGCTTTTCCTCCATACGCATCAACTAACTTATCTGCTGCTTCTCTGGCTTCTTCTTCTGACTTGTAATACCAATCTTCACGAATCTCGCAATCCCCGCAAATCGTCTTTGCTACAAAATACGTACCGCTTAACATCTTCTCTGTCCTCCTCTCGGGCTCTCCTCGTGCGCGTGGCAATCGAGTTTTTTTGTTTTTATTTTACCACAATACTCCCTGTTTGTCAATATGTTTTTTACCTTTCTGGACCTTTTCTGACATGGAAACTATAGCGGGTTACCAGGCGATTTATAATATTCGTTATGATAAAGTTGATTGAACGAAGTATTATAGCTCGCCATAGCAAACCCAATATATAGTAGAAACAAAATTATTTTTTCTTTACAACCCAAGATATAGTAATTCTCAATTTTACTTGAAGTCGTCTATCCTGTACTGCCGTGGTATTAACGACGTAGCGTACTCAGTTAACGAAATTTTCGTGTAGTAAACTCCCTTGCTGTTCCTTCCTTTCTCGGGAATTTTCTTCATTATCTCCATTCCGAACCTTTTCGCAGACATTTCTGCTTCGTTGTTGACTTTCGCCCATCTGCTGTAAATCGAGAACAAGTCTGATGCCATTATCTTTTCGTCCGTGTCATAATCAATCACAATACATTGCTCTACAAAACCTGCGATCAAGTCCATCTCTTGCTTGTAATCTTTCGTTGCTTCAAGTACACAAGCAGGTTCCGACAACCCACCATCTTTCTGCCATTTCATGCAACCTTCAACCGCCCAAGCAAGTATCTGAGGAAACTCCTGCCTCAACTTATACTTCAAGTTTTTATCCACCTTCTCTTTCGGGATATTCACCTCGAACGGCAACAATTTTATTCGTCTCCAAATGCCGATATCCATTCCTTGAATTACAGGCTTGTGATTCGTCGCCACCCAAATCTTGAATTCCGGCGTATACTCGAACTCGTCTCCATACAGGAAACGGCAAGTAACTTTGCTTCCGCCCGTCAGCTGTTTCAACAGACCCTCATTCAATCGAACTCCTTCTGTCGGTTCTTCGCAGGTGACAAATCTTGCGGACTTCAATCTTGCTATGTCTGAGTTTGCTCCACCACCAAGACTTCCTATCTTCGATTGCATCATCAACGTGTCCGGCTGTGCGTTAGACGCATAATCTCCAAGCATATCTGCGATCGTATCAAGGAACGTAGACTTTCCGTTATTTCCCATGCCGTACAAGAAATACGCACACTGCTCTCTGTTACTGCCCGAAATACTGTAGCCTATCGACTTCTGAATATACTCTTGCAGTTCTTTGTTGCCGTTCGTAATCTCGTCCAAAAACTTCAACCAACGTTTCGGCTGTCTCTTCTTAACGTCATACTCGCAGTTCGTTATCTTCGACAACATCAATCTGCTATCGTGAGGAAGCAGTTCTCCATTCCTCAAGTTGACTATTCCATTCTGGCAATTCAAGAAATCATTGTACGCATCAAAATCGTCTGGCGATGCAGGTATGTCGTTCAAGTGCTGGCATTCTTTTATCATCGCCTCTTTCGCATTACTAGATGCAGTTCTTTTCGCCCACTTCAAAGCAGCCTCTTGCAAATCTTCGTCTTGTATCTTCCAAGCCTCAGCTTTGAGGTCTTCTATGACTTCGTCTGCCAACTTCTTAACTTCTCCGCTGTCGTCAACAGTCCAAACCTTGCCCGTCCAAAAGTACCATTTCTTTCTGTTGTACGAATAACGAAGAACAGACCCAAACTTATCGTACAATCTGTGGGCGTTCCCTGTATCCGTGGCATCATACTGCTTTCTCGAGCCTTCTTCTTCCGTTCCTCCGACCTTACCTTCCCCGAAAAAAGAAATCGCCAAACTCGTATCATCGCTGTAAGCTTTCGGCTCGTAAACATTTGAGCATGACGCACACGCTTTGCCTATCGTCAAATTCCCGTACGTATCTACTCCACGTTTCTTATCCCACTTTTCACGCATCAGACCGGACGAACGAAAAATCCTATCCATCTGTGCTTCGTTACGGCCTGTCCAAAACGCAAGCTGATTACACAACGCCAAGTCCGCTTCTGACTGACTATGAAACAGTCCTTCCCAATTTCCTGCATACAACATCGAAAACAGCGATCCGCTTTTGCAGTTTCTTGCTTTATCTATGACTTCTGAATCATCAAGACTTACTGTCACTTGCTTTCTTACTTCAGCTTTCGGTACGCTTGTCGGCAAATACTTGCTATGCAAGACTTTCACGCTCTCTGTACAGTTCTTTACATCAGCATAGCTCGGGTTATACAGATTTCCCGTCAGAATAAAATAGCGGCCCTCCGAATACATCTCGACTCCGCCTTTTCTTCTGTTTCCTTCTGGCAACTTTCCCTTACAAATGATGTGAATGCCATTTCCGCTACGGCTTATTTCTGTATACGATTGCAACGTTTCGACAAACTCATCTACAAAGTCCAAATTGTCTAAACAATGGTCAAGGTCAATTCCGAAAAACGGTTCCTTGAACTCAAATCCTATATAATCAAAACCGAACACTTCACATGCTCTTACCGCCTGCTCGAACGTTCCCCACGTTTTCGTGTCATTGCTTTTTGCGTTTTTTCCGTTTTGCGGATTCTTCGGTATCTTGTCCTGAGCCGTGCAACAAACCCACTGTGGCACCTTCTTTAATTCTTCGGGAATGTTCTCTACCCTTGTTTGCATTTTCTTGCACCTCCACTTTGGTTATTTCTTCAGCCGGTACGAACCAATACCAGCCTCTCTTTTCTGCCTTCAGCTTACCTAATACAATCCATTGCCTAATCGTTCTGACTTTCAAACCTAGCGCTTCGGCAACTTCTTTTACTGTCATTCGTTCTCACCTTCTTTCTAGCAATTTCTTTCTGATAAGATCGACAGCTTCCTCAATACTATCACAAGGTATTGCACAACCTTCCCACCCGTTCTGAAGCCAAATATCACAAGCTATGAACTTTTCCCCTTTACGTTCTTTCATCACATACGTACTTGTGTGAATATCGCAACCCGACGTTCCTACTTGTGCTCTGTACAATATCTTCTGCCCTGGCAATCTCAATCCGACATCTTTGAAAACAAGCCCCGTAGTCAAAGCAATCTGTCTGACAATTTCTTCGTCTGTCATATCATGAAAATCTGGTTGATTCTCATTCGGCAACACATCAAAAATAGTTACTTGGTCATCTCCCATTTTTCTTTCTCCTTGTTTATCTTTATACGAAACAGTTTCCTGTTTCTTCTTTTCCAAAAATGCCATGCTTTACGATTATTCTTTACCCAACAAGCATATTTCCTATCAAACCTATCTTCAAAAGTCATTTTCTTGTGGATATTAGATTTCACTTTGCACCGCCTTTCATTTGATACAGTTGCTCAATATACTTAAAGAACATACGAAAAACATACCAAAAATCATTATGGCTATAATTGTGCTATCACTCATACCGCACCTTCTTTCTTCTTCTCCTGCTGACACTTCTGAATACTGTCGCAACAAATATATTCATTACCGCTTTCACACTTGATCGCATAGCCAATTTTGCAGTTTTTGCAGTTATCGGAAAGTATCATTCCGCACCTTCTTCCCCCATTCTTGCCCCACAATGGCAAAATGGGTAATCTTTTAATGACTGACCATTTTTCACTTCGATAACACGATTACATATAGAACAGGTATAATATCTATCGCCGCAACTGCAATACGCCAATACCCACTCACCTTGCGTTCTTGCTACTGTCGGGGCATTGTCGATTAAATCTTCAACATCAAATTTTTTAACCCAAATGTCAATAGCATCATCGTGGCTCAACAATTCGGATATTTGTTCTTTCAAATACTTACGGCTGATTAAGTCGCCCTGTGGTCTTTCTGTCACTTTCTTAACTAATTCATATTCACCACTCAAAATAAGCCTTGTAATTTTGTTTTGAGCACAATGGTAATTATAATACTGCTCGTCAGTCATTTCCGTTCCGTCATACTTATTAAGTATCTCTAATGCCTGTTCAAGTGTCATTTTCATTACCACCTTTCAATTTGGAGTGAAGATATGTTGTAAATTCTCGCATACAATCTTCGCATATATCAAAATTTACATTGTCAGACATATCTCCTGCCCAACATCTAATGATATTTTTGCTTTTAATAATGAAATAACGCTTATTTACTCCAACAGGCTTTCCGCAAAAATCGCACTCTTTATGTCTTGGTATAATCATTCTTCTTCACCTCTCATATCTGCCTGCTGAATGTATTTATCTATAATCTTCATATCTTCATCCTTTGCATATATATAGCCGTGAGAAAAATCATCAAAGCCAGCACCCTGACTATAATAAGTACCCTTAATTTCTTCTCTAATCTGCTTTAATATTGCTATATAACTACTCATTCCGCACCGCCTTTGATGTCGCCTATACTTAACCAAATAGGCACTAATTCGTTATGCTCGCTATACTGCTTTGCAATACTGTGTATAACGTCTTCCTTGCGTACCCACTCGCCTTGCGATCTCAACGGGCAATTTCCACCAGTCTCGATCGGACATTTACCTGCAGCAATTTCCATATCGGGTTCAGCAAACCTACAAACCTTTGCATTTGCAATTAGCGATAACAATTTCTGCTCATCTTCTTCAGTATCGCATTTAATCGTTATCTGTTCGGGAAATTCAACTGACTGAACATTTTCGATAAGGTCATAGACTTTTTCAATGCCAAATTTAACAATTCCATCTAATGTTTCGTCGTATAGTTCCTTTGTGGCGTCTTTCAAAGCCTCACGGCTGATAAGATCGCCTTGCGGTATTTCGGGAATAAAGTTTCCACATCTGTCAGGAAAATTCTCATAGTCATTTTCCTTATAACACAGTCCACTATGAATACAGTCTTTACAAGTCATTTTCAGCACCACCTTTCATCTTTGCTCCGCACTCGCAACAAAACTTTGATTTACCGTCTTTTCTGTCATGTTCTTTACAGATAGAACATTCCCAATGCGTTGTTGTTTCACTATCACTAATTCTTCGAGTTACTTCTATCCACTCGCCTTGCGGTCTTAACGGACAATTTCCGTCAGCCTCAATCGGACATTTACCTGCAACAATTTCCATATCGGGTTCAACAAACCTACAAACCTTTGCATTTGCAATTAGCGATAACAATTTCTGCTCATCTTCTTCAGTATCGCATTTAATCGTTATCTGTTCGGGAAACTCAACTGTCGGGGCATGGTCGATAACCTCAATAAGTTTGTCGTAAAAGCCGTGATACTTCCATTCTGCTATTACTTTTTTCAAAGCCTCACGGCTGATTAAATCGTTGTTCATGAGTGCCACCTCCCTGCGATAGTGTCCTCGTCATCATTGAGGCTCATAGCTTCTCTTCTTGCTTCTTCTAAAGCTTCTTCTTTGTCATTCTTCGAAGATGGAGAACAATAATACGGTTCTTCTCCAAATCTGTTTTTCTTATCAGCCATTTTTCTCTTTCACCTCACAAAGTTCAACTTCTAACTTTATCAATTCGATGATATGATCATGCGCTGTGGCATAAACATTATCAGTAAACGGATTTCCACAACTAACGTTCTGCTTATGAAGTTCTATCTTTTCAATCAGCATTTCTGCAAACTCTCTATTTGTCATCTTTTATCTCAGCTCCTATCTTCTTGTAATATCCGATTCTTTTCTTTGCCCAACCACGATACATACCGAAGTAATCAACAAAGTCTATGACCGTACCATACTCTTTACCTTCCGCTTTTCTTCCTACACGCCCAGCAGATTGAACAACCGTCGTTTCATCTTTCTCAGGCGTGGCAAGTACGATGTATCTTAGATTTGGCACGTCCAAACCTTCTTTCGCAAGCTGATACGTTGCAAATACACAATCAAGCTCTCCGCTGTTCAAGTCTATCAAAGCTTGCTTTCGTTCTTCTTTTGCTTTCTTGCTTTGTCCCATACCAGACAAACATACTGACTTTTTCGGATACTCCGCTTGCAACTTTTGCAGATACTCAACCCTGTTTGCTAGCACGATACAACAGTCACAATCTTTGATGGTATCAACAACAAGCTTGAACCGGTCTTCGTCATGCGTCAAACTATCTATCACTTTCATGTAATCTATCGTACCGTCTGTTCCTAACACATCGTCTTTCGGAAACCACATCGTTTGCACCTGCAAAACTTTAATCGGACATGTCGTATGCGCCACTTCTTCTTTCGTTACTTCGTGAATAACATTCCCAAGCAACGCAAACATTGACCTCTCCAATCCATCAGCTCTGTGTGGAGTGGCAGTCAATCCTATCTTGTACCTCGCACACAAGTTCGACATCACTTTATAAAACTGCGTTACTTTCGTTGGACTACCTGCACAGTGCTGGCATTCATCAACTATCACTATGTCCCAACAGTCCTTATATTTGGACAGGTCGACTTTACACAAAGTCTGCACTGTTGCAAACGTGATTCCAATTCCAACATCGACTTTGCCTTCTGTGATAGTTCCAACTCTAGCATTCGTCAATACGTTTTCAGCACGCTTCATACTCTGATTCAACAAATCTTGCGTGTGCGTCAACCATAAAGCTCTGCCTCCGAGTCTTGCGATTATCTCCAATCCACTCTGCGTTTTTCCCGAACCGCATGGCATTACCAATATTCCGTTCTTCTTTTTCAACGCTTCTTGAACTGCTTTTTCTTGATACTCGAACAACTTTATCTTACTGCCATACGAAAGCTTATTAACATTTTCTCTTAACCTCGGAGGCACATTCCACTTGCAATCTTTGAACAGCTTCCAAATATCATTCAAACAACCAAACGGAATACAAACGCTGTTTCCTTTCTTTCCATACAGGAACAGCTTCTTCGGTATTCCGCCTGTCCATTTTCCCATTCGTTCTTTCTTGTAAAACTCGGGATTGTCAATCACTAAATTGTCAAAACACCACTTCATCAACTCGAACGTGGGATTTTCTACTACTATTTCTTCTCCTACTGCAAATTCCATACTGCTATCCTTTCATCAAGCTTAATGGACTTCTCTTTCTTCAATTCTGAATAGCTTATCAAAAACAACTTTCCGTCATGTTTTACTGCGATCTGCGGATTTTCATTTCCACATTTCAGCCATCGTTCAAAAGCCATAATCTGATTATCTTCTAATCGTCCGATGCTGAAGGTCTTGGATACACAAGTCTTGCAATCAAAAGCAAAAGCTTTTCCGTCTTTGGCAGCAACTATATCAAATGGCTGAGCGCCACGGGCATCGGGCACAATAAAATGCACCCAATACCCGTGCGACGCTAACCAATTACAAAACTCATTCTCGAACGCTGTGCCAAGCGACTTGTTACTCAAAACGGCATATCTCCCTGCTCGTCGTCTCCGCCTATCTCAAACGGCAGGTCTTTGTTCTTCGACTGTGCGTCCGGACCATCTTTCCAAGGCGGCAAGTCTCCCTGCTTATCCTTGTGGATAAAATATTTTATCTTCGCACTCGGCGCACCGTTATATTCTTCGTGTTTTACAACACATGCTCCGACTTTGCCAATCCAGTGCGACGTGTCAAAGTCACCTTCGGGAATATCCTTGAAACTGTCAAAGAACTGCGTCAAGTTTCTGTTCGTAATCTCAGGCTTGTCACAAAGGAACACGATGTAGTGATACAAAATCTGTCCGCTGCCCGATACTTCGAACTGAAGAGCAAGCATATCGTTTCCCGTCTTGCTTATCGCCTTTTCTGCTGACTTGATTCTGATGCGGTGCTTTCCCTCGGGAATTGTCTCAAACCCTGTTTCTTCTCTCTTGAACTCCCAACCCATATTACTTAGTCTCCTTTACTATTTTCTTGGCTTCTGCCTTTTTCACTATGAATTCGTTGCACTTGCAACCTCTTCTGCTGTCTACTTGATTCTTTGCGTAAATATTCTGCGTGGCTTCGAGCAGCATTCCGTGTTCTCCGTCCTTATTCACGGAAATCCACCCGACTATGTCGCACAGACCACAAATATTATCGACTATCTTGCTCGACACCTTCGGCAACAACCTTGTGTACTGCGTGCCGTCGGGGTGCGTAAACTGCTCAACAGTCTCCCAAGCAGTCCAAATGATATTCACTCCCCACGACTTCATGTACCTCAAGCTGTTCACCAACTTGAACTGCATATACTGATAATCCGCCATTGCGGGAACTCCCTTGTTCTTGCCCTTTGCTCCGAGGTCCGACAAGATACATCTTTCCAACTCGCTGATGTTATCGACTGCTACTGTTCTTATATCATTCGCCTTCAAGAACTCCGGCGTAATGCTTTTCAGAACTTCTGTCCAATTCTCGAACGTGTTGATATTGTCGATCTCCTGCACAAGCACTTTGGACGTGTCTTTCACAACGTCTCCTTTGGCTAGTGTTCTCATGATGGTCCTGTCAACATCAAGAACAAGCGTGTTTCCTTCGCTCTGTTCAGCGATCAATCCAATCGCTGTGCTTTTGCCGACACCTGGCTTGCAGTAAAACAAAGCCGTAAACGGCAAATTGCTAGCCTCAATTTTCTTCAATTTCATATTCTTTCAAGCTCCTCTCTTACGATTTTTCTGATAGCTTCCATGTCTTTCTCTGTCAAAGAACAGCCGCTTGATTCTTTTTCTTCTTTTCTTTCCTCCTTTCCATCTGCGGCTTTGTAATCTTCATACTTGAAGCCTAACAGCTCAAGCATTTTTACCGTTCTCTTAGTGAACTTTTCTCTTGTAATCGCATTACTTACTCCACCCGAGGTCATGCACATCTCCCGTGCTAACGATGCAACAGTATAACCTTTTTCTTTCATGAGACTTCTGAAAGCTTCAGCATCAATTGCTAACAACAAATTGTCCATCACTCTTCCTCCTTTTTCACGAATTCGATGTACTCCTGCTCGGGATTGTAATGCAGACAAATGCTCGAATACTCACAACGCTTGCCCCACATATTGCAATGACACGTATTGCGATAAAACGGGTCCGTCACAGCACTGTACTTGTCCATATGCTTTCTCTGATTGTGAGCGACTTTCATTTCAAGTATGATGCTGTCCGCATTCTTTCTGAACTGCTCAACTTCTTCGTCCGTCCGTTCTATCTCAAACAACCTTATCTTGTTCTCTGTATCTTCGTCGTACCAAGCGACCATTCTGTTAAAGAATTCTTCGTCTGTCTCGTCTTTCTTCTGACGAATAGTTGGCTTTCTGCAAACTGTGTACCAGACTTTTCTCTTGCCGGTCAGCAACATATACGCAAGTATCTGTTCGTCCCATTGCAGATTGTACTCATACTGCTCCATGCTGTCCGTTCCGCCATATGTCTTATGCTCTACTATATGGCCATCGTCAGCAATTCCGTCAACGATACCTACGAGCCTGTCTCCTTCCGGTCCGAATTCCATTTCAAACCACTTCTCTGTTTCGACGACCTTGAACTTCGGGAAAATGTACTTCTGATACGCACATGCCATTGCAAGCTCTTTCGAGTTATCTTCTTCAACTCCGTCAAGCGTGCCGTTCTTGTTCAGAAACTCAAGCAAGCTGTGATAGCTGCTTCCTAACTCCAAAGCTTCAGACTTCTGTACAGGCTCTAACATTTCGATGTACTTCAGCTCATACTTTCTTCTGCAAGCCTTGAAACACTTCATTCTACTTACCGACAATCTAATACTCATGTTTCTTCCTTTCCGATAACTAATTCAATCTTTGCCAACGTAATCTTGGTCGGCTCCTGCATCTTATTCTCTATCGAGTTGATCGTCTGCTTCGACAGTCCGCACCTTGCTCCAAGCTCAGTCTGACTTATCCGTTCTTTCGCTCGATACTCAATCATTCTTTCCTGCAAACTCGCCATCTTCTTGCCTCCTTTCTTTCCGTGAAGTTGTATCATTATTTTACCACCATGGCGCTCAAGTGTCAATAAAAAAGCGACCTTTCTGTACTTTACGAGTATTCTTCTTACTTTCTCTCTGTGTATGATGTAGTATTTTTCTCTTTTATAAAAAAGTATATAGAAAAAATAACAGTATATAGAGAAAATCTAAACTCGCTAAAATGTTACATATGGTACATTGATTCTAGTCCAGCTCAGGACTACAGATAACTGCAGGATACTGTCTTCCTTCGTCCCACAACATGAAAACATTTTCCTTTATCATTTCAATGTTTTCATCTGAAAGACTCGTCGTATTTCCGTAATCGTCGTGGCTGGCAAACACTAAATTTCCTACAAGCATCGTGTTCATCGTACTGCTAAACATTGAAGGAACCGGCTTTTCAACAAACAATCCGTTGTCATCTACGAAAATATCGAAGAACTTACTTCCTATCTTTTTCTCTACGATATCGAAACAATCGCATTTCAGCTCACGATAAAAATCATCAAGCTCTTTGCACTCAGCTGTGTGGACATCTTTCTTATCGATAACATCGATTACCAACACTCTTGCCATACTTACTGCTCCTTTATCCACTTCAACAAATCTTCTATCGTTCTTATGGCTCCTTCGCAAAATCCGATTTCGTAATCATAACTTTCGCTCGGTTCAAAGCCTCCAAGTGTTTCTTTCATCATTCCGAGGTCTACTGTCAGCTTTTCTATTATCAGCTCTTTCGACTTTTCATTCATTTCAGTCTTCATCATCGTCTTCGCCCTCGATCTTCAGCTTATCCAGTGCGTTCGTCAAACCACTGAGGTCTACTTTGTTTGCCTTGCCATGAAGAACAACTATCGCAGTAGCAACTGCATTCGTGGTCTCTTCTATTCCAAACTCGTCAGCCATAGCAGCTACTATTGTCCCGAAATCCATCAATACATCTTTTCTCGTTCCCTGTACATGGACTGTGCCTCTCTCTACGTGAATCATCTTACTTTCTCCTTTCTAATAACTTGATAACGTCTTCTGCTTTCAACCAACCGATAACATCTTTGCAAATGTCTCCATAAACTTCTAGCAGACCCTGTTTCCCACCATACGAACCTCTCGAACAAATCACGTCCCAACTTCTTTTGCCTTTTTCGTAAACGATCACTTGGTCTTTCTTGCCAAAATTATCGTGCCAACGGGCATCGTATCCATTCTCGTCAAGCCACTTTTTCAACTTTTCAAGTTCGGTCATTTTTGATTCTTCTAAGGCTTCTATCGCTGATGGAATGCAGAGCGGGACTGAACCTCCCGACTCTGCCTTGAAGTAATCAGCTAGTGCTTTCAAATCTTGCACGATTTCGTCAATCGTCATCTTCTTCGCCATCTTCACCACCTGCCATCTTATTCGCCATTTCAACATACTCAGTACACACGCAAATCAAGTTGGAGTAATCGCCGCTCATTGCTCTTTTCTGCATCTCGGGGACTAACTCCCCGAGACCTTCTTTCTTCATCGCACTTGTCGTGTAACCCATCAGACTGAATGCGTTACCATCTACTCCTACCAACGTGTACTTCATATCAAGCTACCTCGATTTTGCCGTTCTTGCAGATGTAGACGTTGTCTGACAGATAATCCCTATCGTCAAGCGTAGTATTAACGTCCTGCACCATTTTTCTTAACGCTTTGGCTTTTCCACACTTGGTAGGAACAATCAGAACTTCGTGAATGCTTGACGGCAGTATGAAGAAATCTCCGATATCTTCCACCAGCTTTTCTATTGCTTCCTTATCAAAAATCATGCCGGCTCCGAGGAGCTTTTCTTCGTTGGTCAAAATCAGAACAGGTGGCATATCCTTACCTTCTACTTCTCTCATGAACTCGGGAACCAAGCTACTAAGTTCCACTGTCTCACCGCAGCCCTGCACGTTCTCCATAGCAGCGTCGTACAGTTCTTCATCAGAAATTCCCACATGCTTCAAAAGCTTATTATCGATCGTGACAAATCCGCTGTTGCCCATGTCAATCTTGAACGTAATCTCCATATCCAAGAACGGTCTGTGGACTATTTCTTTCAGCTTGGCTTCGTTCTTCTCTCTGTTAACGAGAACAGGAACGACATTTTCAAGCAGTCCCTCTTTTGTCATAATCTTTCTGCGAACCTCGTCAATGTCCGGATACATTCCGTTCTTGTTGTCTTTGACTTCGTTGTACTTGTCTACAACGTAATCAACTACTTTGTCTTCTGGTACGTCATCGATGTAAATCTGCGGTGCGATGTTCTCGCCTTCCTTGTGAACAACTATGCCGTGAAGCACAATTCCGTTGTTCTTCTTGACTTCATGCTCTTCTGCCTTGTAGCCTTCGCCGAGCCTTGCTTCGATCTCTCTTAACATCTTCTTTTTCATACTGTTTTTCCTCCTGTCGTATGAATCATTGTCTATGTCGAACGCCTTTGGCGTAACAACCTTAAATCTCGTGGTTGGCAATCTTAGCCAACTGCTTGCTATACTTCACAATCTTCTTTCTTGTGTACTTCTTCTGACTCTCTGTCAGAAACCCTGTCTTGAGCAGAAACTCTGCAACGCTTGTCATGAACTCTGCGTCAAATGCCGTGAATCCGACTCCGTTGCTTTCTTTCGTTTCCTTCGACTCTCTTTCATCTGCGGTCTGATACTCGTACAGCTTTTTCAATGCTCCGTACAGCACTCTGTCATCTGTGAGCAACAACTGCTTTACTACGTCCGCTGTCCAGGCTCTTTTCTCTTTTGCTTGTTCCATGATTCTTGACCTCCTTCTTGCTCAAAACTCTTCGTCTTCGCTTTCTTCATCGTACGACTCAAACTTGAACGAACCGTCACAGTCATAGATGCTTCCCTGTTTCTCTTTTTCAACTGACTTCAGCCACTCTTCGTCGAGTACTGTGTCTGCTAACTCCTTCAGCAAGTCTTCGTACTCGCTCTCTGTCTCGATATCGAAAATCGCATACAGGCAATCTGCTTTGTCTGTGTACTTCGTCAGCCAATTTGCATAACTGCTGAGGTCGTTCACCCAACCCTTCAGACCATGTGCGCTCGTGTTATCAAACACGTCTCCGTCGTTGTACCACTTGTACACCAACTTGTTGACTGCTGTAACTGCCTGAGACGCAACTGTCTCACCTTCACCACGTACCGGCATGTACTTTCTAATCAGCTTTTCGTACTTGTCAAAATAATTCCAACTAACTGCCATGTCTCTGCCCTCCTTAAAAGCACGTCAGTATCTCTGACTTCATTTCTTCTTCGAACTGCTTTCTTCTTTCTTCTCTCATAACTGCCATATATCCTTCTGACATCGCTGTTTCGATTTCCTTCTTCAGTTCCTCGAATTCCTTGAACTTTACAACCTTTTCGATCTCGTGAGTTCTTCTGCTAATTTCTCTGAACTCTTCTACTGTCATCAGTCCGGCAGAACAAGCAGCATCTATCATTGACACGAACTTGTCTCTAGCTTCTCTCGTTCCCGACCAATCCATTCCAGCCACCGACTTTCTGAAGTCTTCCACAGCTTCTCTGACCATCTTCTCGTCTACCATCGTCTCGTCCTCCTGCGTATAGGTATTTTTTATTTTTATTTTACCAAATATCTCCCTCTATGTCAATAAAAAGTTGACCTTTTCAATAAAAAATATCCCGTTCCGTACCTTTTTTAGACTTTCTGCAGGTTTCAACTTGTAACTGAACTGTTCTGCTCTTTACTTCTCGTCTTTTTTCTCGTCTACTCTCTTTTAATACTTTTTTTGTTCTTTTCTACTCCTGTAAAAACACTCTTTTTAGTCCTACTCGTCTTCTATGGCGGTCTTCCAGGCTTTTTATAATAAACTCCATGATAAGTTGATAGAATTTGAATAAATAAACATCTATAGCCAAAAAAAAGAGAGACCTTTCGGTCCCTCTTTTCCCTAGGCAAGCGTTTTTACTTTTCTCTCATTCTGTCTAACGTTGCTCTGTACAATTTTGGCTGAAGAACTTTTACCGCTTCCATCAGCTCGTTCATCAACAACCACATCGTGTCTGACTTTTTTCCTTCAACGGCCTTCAAGAATTCTGAATCTCCATAACTGTCTACTGTGACTTCTTGGACATTCTCTATTCTGCTCATCGGCTCGTGTTCAACGTACAAGTGGTCATACAACAAATAAAACGTTGCCAGCTTTTCAGCGTTCTGATATGTCGCAGGCGACATCTCGAGTTCTTCTATCGCATCAAGCAACTGACTCTTCGAGAACATTACTCCTGCTCCATCTTTCTAATGATTTTCTGCAGTGCCATTCTTTCTTCGCCCGAAACTTCCTGCATCATCTCACGAAGCATTTCTACTTTCTCTTCTTTGCCATCGCCGTAGGAATATCTGCCTCTTCTTGAGTAACCTCCACGACTGCCTCTGCCACGTTCATAGGAATTGCCGCCTTCGTTGGAATATCCGTCGTCTGACGAATAACCGTCTCTGCTGTAACGGCCATCTCGTGATCTGCCTCTTGCATAAGCGTACGATGCCATACCCATATCACCATCTGCATATGAATATCCATCTTCCTTGTACTCTTCATACATGACTATCTTGCAAGCATTCTTGATGGAGTTGAGCAGCTTGTCGACTGTTTCAAGACTTCCTGCCGACAATTCGCCTTTCTTGACGATTTCGGTCAGTTCTTTCTTGAGCATGTCTTTCAGCTCGTAATAAACATGCATAACTTCTTCTCCTTTCTCAGTTATCGAAAATGATATTTGCGTTCTGTACCAAAATCGGTATCGAACTTGTGTTTCTCACCGATACAGAAGAACAACTGCACATGCACGGAACTGTCACAACGATATCTGAACCAACGTTGTCGAATGTCTCAACTTCTGTTACGTCAGAAATCATCGTGCTTGACGGGTCAGCGTCTCCGTCAATGGCAATCGCTAACTGAATACCATCTGCAGGAACAGTCTCTCCGTCCGGAATAGCTATGTTTGCGTGAAACGCTACTTCATAGTTGGTGTTTCTTCTCCAACAGTTACACACATTCTGTCGAAAAAACTTGTTGGCAAGTCGGAACAGCCCTGTGTCATCACGATGATATATCAATCCTCTATTGCAAGGCACAGGACTTTCTGTGAAAATCACACTGCCGCCTACGGGTACTGTCTGTACCGCATTAGCTGAATACTCGGCTGCCATACTATCACCGCCTTATCCGTTGCAACCGCAACCACAACCGCAACCAGCGTTCTGATTGCATGTGAAAATCGGCGTTCTTCCATACACGGGAGTTGTACCTACAGGGCAAGTATCAAGCCTGTTATAAATGCTATCAACAATCTGCTGATTCTGAGCCGTCTGTGAAGCCTGACCTCTTGCAAAAAGGACTTCCTGCCTAAGCTGTGCAATCTCGTCATTCTTTGCGTCAATCTTGTCCTGGCAAAGCTGATCGAGAATCTTCTGCGTGCTTGCGGTCTGCGATGCGATGATACTCATCGTTGACTCAGACAAAGCCTGCCTGTCAGCGCAATTTTCTGTCGCAATCGTGTACTTCAAATCTGCTGATGCAAGTCTGTTGTCACAGCAGCACTGTGCAAGCTGTGCCTGCAGACCATTCACACCACCGTTGATAGCATTTTGAAGTCCAAACGCAGAATTCATTACTGACATCTGAACATCGTTGAATCCGTTACAAATCTGCGTGGAAATTCCGTTCACTCCGTCACGAATGCTTGTAATGCTATCGTTCAGCATCTGGTCTCTGAAGCCCTCGTTGATATTGTCAGTCTGATTCAGCCACGGATACAGACCACCTACACCGCCATTGAAACCACCCGACATACCGCCGTTGTTCCAACCGCCGTTGCCGAAAAGACAAAGGAACAGAAGAATTATCCACCAACCATTGCCTGCTCCACAAAAGCCGTCATTGCCATTGCCAACTACTGCCGCAAGGTCAGCAGCTGACATCTCACCTGTTGTTAAAGACATATACTTGTCTCCTTTCTAAATTTTTATCTCCATCGTTGCAACTAATAGAAATCACTTCATCATCTTGTAAATCTCGTCTGCTTGTTTTGCGTACTGATTTAACTGTGCTTGACTTATCCGTCCCGAATTCAACATCTGCTGAACCATCTGTTGCGGATTTCCCGAGAATGCTTTCTTGAACTGCATTAGCTTCGTCAACATCGGATTTGAAGCCTGACTGTTCAACTGCTGAAACAATGCGTTTGGCATTACTCATCACCTTCTTCTTCAAATCTCGGTTTTCTAATCCCTTTCATCGATCGTTTTACGTCTTCTCGGAATTCTTCAAACTCTTTTCTCGAAACAAACTCTTCAGTCGTTGCACTTTTCGCAACAACTGCCGGGTCTACATGCGCCGTGTTTCTTTCTTTGTACTCAAATATTCGCAACGGCTGTGGCATTCCACTTTGGTCAGTCGATTTGATATACATCACCGAGTCTTCCGAATCCATCAGAAGCACACTCTGTCCTGACGCCACAGGATACGCTTTAGCGGCACTCTCACCCTGTACCCAAATAATTCCATTACTTTGTGCTTGCTGCGTGTTCTGCGTCATCTGAGGGACATTCTGGGCCATCTGCTGTCCCCCGTAATACTGCGGATAAAAATTCTGCGGAAAATAACTACCGTACGCCATCTCTTATGTCTCCTTTCGGTAAAAATACAAAACTATCTCATTGCCACTATCCCAAGTGTCGTAGTAATCTCCATCAACCACTGCAACTACATGGCTTTGACAAGCTAGTACATATCTTCCGTTCGGGTGCTTTTCTGCGAACTGTTCAACAGTTACACAAGCAGGACACACCGACGAAATCATTCGTTCCTCGAAACCGAACTTTCTGAGATACATTCCCCACACATAATTAGCTGACGGCATGTCTTTGTGAGCAAGTCCTTCAGCACACAGACCTATGTAAGCGTCTTTCCAACTTTGCCCGGTCGCTTTGCATATTGCTCTGACAGAACAGTCGCCTACTCTTGCGTTCTTCGGGTTAGGGTTAAAAAATACAAAAGCCATAGGCACTCCCTCCTATGGCTAAATCATTACAAACAAAAAGCACCTTGACGATGAAATCAAGGTGCCTTTTTCGTGCCTTTTACATATGCTTGAACAATTTCTCTTCTGCTTTCGAAACTATTCTTTTCATTTGTCTGACAGACATATTCATCTCATCTGCTAACGGCTCATAGCAGATGCCATCTATCAGTCTTCTCTTCAATATACGTCTATCTCGTTCTGAATGAATCCATTCATCTATTAGTCGTTCTATCTCCGAGTTGCTGATATTCTCGAAGTCGAGCATTATCTCCTCCTGCGTCTTGTACCTCTGCTATTACCGCTCTTCAGCCTTCGAACTCTTCTTCTCACTGTTATCGTCGCTGCCATTGTTTATGTCTCCGTTTCCGCCAATGTAGTTGGCATTACTTCCGTCATCAGCTTTAATTGTGGTCGTTTCGTCCACGTATTCGTACTTGCTCCACGTCCACAGCCACATGCCGTTCGTAATCACAAGCAAAGCAATCAACAAAATTATGATGATATTTCTCCACTTGTCATTTCTTTCGTCCTTCGCCTGCATTCTTTCGAAAGCGATTCTGCTCATTACTATGTTATCATTATTTTCCATACTTTTCTCCTTTCATTTCTTGTGCTATACTTCAGATAACAACCTCACTCAATTCCTTTGGGATTCTCTTACCGACAAGGGCACGATACGATCAATCGTGCCCTCTTTCTTTCAAAACGGTTCAAAATAGTCAGTCTTTTTTTTCCCCTGTAACCGAGTGGTCTTTTTCTCTCTTACGAAGAAATCTAAATCTACTCCAAACGCATCGCAGATATCAACGTACTCTTTAAGCTTAATCAACTTGTTCTTGTGCAACAGCTGATACAGCCGGTCATACGTCATTCCCGCTTTGTTTGCTACCAGGCTTAACGATAACATGTTCTCTGTCATAAAATCGTTAATCTTGTCAATGACCATTTCGTCAAACGGATGCTTTTTCGTGTAACTCACTTCTTCTTTCCTTCCTTTCTTTTTAATTCCAAACATCTTTCTTCTCCTTTTCAGCAAACTTTTTGTCAACTGCTTTTTCTATTATTCTATTTCCGACATACATCGTCGTTAATCCTAAATAGAAACCTACCAAAAAAATAAAACAAATCCAAAAAAACTCCAATGCTCCGATACTATCTATGAAACTCATGGTTCTCTCCTTTCTTCAATACTGTTGGCAATCGCTGCTAAAATTCCCGATACTGCAATACCAACTACTATTCCTACTAGCGTTCCTGTCCAGAAAGCCGAAAATGCATCAACGTTCATTCATTTGCCTCCTTGTCCAATGCGTCAATCGCCATATTCAACGCTTCATAAGCATTCGTTACTTCTTCTTGGTCTCTACTCGGGAACTTTACCCACATCAACGTCAGAAGCTCTTTTGCTTCGGGTACTGTCACTTTTCATCAACTCCTCTCTATGCTTGTTCTTCATTTGTCTGACCTCCTTCCGACTTTTTTATGGGATAGTTATCCCTAATTATATTCTAGTGTTTTTCCTTGTTTTTTACAAGGAATTCCTTCCTTTTGTAAAACAAAAGACATGAAAAAACGCCCCTTGAGGACCGAGGCGTTTTTTCGGAGGTGCCGACAATAATTCATAAACAAGCACTTATATTGTAAACCTTGATCGTTTCACTTTCAACACCTACTTGTATTTCGGAATGCCGTATCCTTCTACCTTCTTCTTACCCCACGTAGCCTTCTTCCAATTGAAAGAGGTCTCTCTGACCGCATTCGAGCAGTTTCCGCTTGTGAACTTGCCCGTCCCGTTATAGGAGGTCGAGGTCACAATACCCTCATGTCCGGTTACAAAGATTACCTCGCCTGCAACAGGACGTTCTCCCTTGTTTCTCCATCGTTTGTTCTTCTTGTAGTATGATTTCTGATTCTTGCAGGTCGAAGATTTGGAATACCCTGATGCCTTCACCTGAATCAAAACAGAAGCCACAAAGATAGCACACCAAGGATTCTTCTTGCTCTCGGCATGACACCCCGTTGCCTTGTTCCAAGGGTCGATAATCTTCTTATCGCACACAGCTCCCTCTTTTGTGCCTATGAAGGACTTTGCCTTATTGATAGCCTGCCTTGACGTAGCCATGTTTACTTCTCCTTGCCATCGTTAGCGTGCATTCCATCGGCAAAGCCTTCACCTACGATGTAAGCAATCACCAAGCCTGCCGCAGTAATAAGAGCCTTGGTCTTCTCCGCATCCATATCCATATTCAGAAATGCAAATATGCAAAGCACAAAGCCTGCGATTGCAAGCCAAAACTTTCTCGATGTGAGCTTTCTTTTCCAATCAGTCATCTTTCTGTACCTCCAATGTAAAGTAATATAGCCAAAACCGTTGTGAAGAACGCAACGGTTAAGAACTCAATTAAAAGTGTCATTTGCGAAATTCGGTGCGTAGCTCGTCAATGCGTTCAAATGCCGTCTGCACATCACGCTCGACTAATACTAACCTCTCTCGCATTTCGTCAACGTTTGAAGCGTAACGGTCAAGCTTCTTTTCCAATTGCTCTATACGGTATGTAGTCAGCTTGTTAGATACAAGGACTCCTGTAACAGAGCCGATGATCGTACCGATAAGAGAAATACCTGCAACTATGACGCTTGGTTCATTCATATTCCTTTCCTCCTGCCATCATTATATCACGCGTTATACAAATACTTGACTTCCGTATTACCGTTGCCATCGTGCCACACATTGTTGACACCGAGCAGTGCCTCTATCTGTTGTGGCGTAAGGTCTATGTCGAATGGTGTAGCAAGTTCGTAGGCGAATATTACACCTGACATAGCAGTCTTAAATGTTGCGGCGTCTGTGTAATCGGTATTTCGTATAAACACGGCATTATTAGCAGTATTTCCACGAATAGCATAATTTAATACTTGATTATCAAAAGTGCCAATGCTTGCCCCTTGATATATAGAGCATAAAAAGTTTGGTGTTTCTAAATATTCATAATGTTTAATGTTATCAACGAAAAATAAAAAACGGGTATTGCTACTATCATATGTGTAATTTGGCAAGCCTAAATCAACACTTCCCCACTTAACACGCAACTTCCCCCTCGTAACATCAAGCACACCGCCGTAAACCGTCTGACCAAAGACGGTAGTGTAGGTCTGTCCGTTGTAGGGGTGGTATGCAGGCGTCAATGTGCTTGGGTAAAGTATCGAAATATCGTTGTTATATGTTGTGCCATAATCGGACTTCATGTAAAACTTTAGATATGCCGTGTTAGCATTAAGTTGATACGTTGAGCCTGTGTACTTCGCACCTGAAGCAATAAAATTCTCGTTTTTGTCGTACTCAAAAACACGCATCCACATATTAGATATGCTTGTTCCATATATGAGGATTGTTGCACCACCACTAACGGGTATGAAATTCTTGCTCCTGATTATTGAACTGTTAGGGACTAACGCACCAGTGTTATTGTTGATTGTTCCAACTTCCCACTGCTCGTCCCACAAATTCACACCGCACCTTGTTATT